GGTACGGGTCCACCGGGTCCGGTTCGCTGACCATCCACCGCGGGTCCTCGGCGGTGACGATCGGCACGCCGCGCTTGTCGTCCATCCAGCCGATGATGACGAACGCCTCGCCCAGATTCAGCATCAGATCGTGCACGTCGGCGGCCACGATGTTCATGCGGGCGCGCAGCCAGATGTCGATCGCGTCCTGGTCGCCGGTCTCGTCGCCGTCGACCGCGGTACGAAACCCCACCGGCTTCATCCGCTCGCTGACCGCCGATACCGCCAGCTCGGCGTAGTTGGTGCGGGCCTTGCGCTGGAAGGCGGTGAACAGCTCCCGGGCGACGTCGTTGCCTTCCGGCAGCGGCGGGTCGCCGTGGTAGCGCTTGTGCAGGCCTTCCAGCCGGTCGTGGCGTTTCTGGTCGGACAGCCGGCGAAACAGCCGGTCCATCCACCAGCCAGGAGACAGCCTGGTCTCGACGTTGATCGCCACGGGCGCGCACGCTCCCTTCGTTGTCATGGAGCGGAGCGTGCTGTCGCGGTCTACGGGCCGTCGCCGAGTCGTTCAAAATAGAGGTCGAAGGCATGCCGCAGCTGCACCACGCACCAGGGATGCCAGATGCTGCGCCCGGCAAGCCACCGGCGGCCACAGCGCAGACACATCGAGGCTGCGATCCGTGGCCGCAGATCCCCGCGGCGCACGGTCTCAGCCGGCGCGGGGACGGCCGGAAACCACCTGCGGAACGCCTTGCGCATCTGCTCGCCCCTTCCGGGCAGCCGCCGGCCGCAGCGCATTTCGAACGCCACGGCCGGCGGGCCGTTCTCAGACGGTCGGGGCCGGCTCGCCGCCGTCGGCCGGCGGCGTGTCGGAGCCGTCGGCGTCACCGACCGCCACGTCCAGGTCCACCAGCAGCTGGCGGGTGGCGTCGGCCTTGCTCTGCGCGGCGTCCAGCGCGGCCTGGCCGTCGGCGGAGAGGTTCTCGCGGTCGGCCTCCATGGCCGCGCGCAGCGCCTCGTAGTCGGCGTGGATGTCGGTGACGGCTGCGGCCAGCTCGTCGAACCGGCCACCCAGCTTGCTGATCTCTTCGGCCTGCTTGGCCATGCTGCTCAACTCCTCGAGGTTGTGAATGATCTCCAACTGAGCGAGCCGGGCCAGGTCCTCACCGATTCCGGTGAGCATCCTGGTGATCCGCCGCAGGTGGGAGTGCAGATGTTCGTACTCGGTCTCGTACGTGCAATCGCGCATGCAACGGCTCCTCGCCGCGGGAGGTGGACTTCCTGCCAACGACCAGGCCGCGCTGGAGTCACGCAGGCCCGTCGAAGCGCCTGGGCTTGCCGGGCATTAGCGGACGCGGCGCGGGATGCGCTTGGGCCGGGCGCCGGTTTTTACCCCGGCCTTGATCGCGTCGTTGCGGGCCTGGAACGCCAGCACCGCAGCCATCGCAGCGTCGATCTTGCGCGGACTTTTCGGCAGTTCCTTACGCAGAAGATCACCCTCGGTGGTTTTGCGGACGTAGCAGTTGGCCAGGTGCCGGCGCAGCACCAGCGCCAGGTTCTTGCCATCATCGGGGCGGTCCTCCGGCGGCACGATCGACAGCTGGCGCTGCTCCGGGACGCCGTCCGAGGCTGCCTTCGCGGTCGAACGGACCGCCAGGTAGAACGCCTCCACCGCGGCCGCCATCCGGGTCCGGATGTTCGACCGGAACTCCAGCGGCTTGCCGGCGGTGGCGCGGGCCTTGAGCTGGCGTTCGTAGCGGGTGTGCCACTGCGCGATCCAGCTCGACCACATCGCCGGGTCGCAGTAGAAGCCGACCACCTTGTAGGTCGCGAACGCCACGTGTACCGCGGCGTCGACACCGGCCTCGTCGACGCTCCACTCCTTGTGCGCCGGCAGGTCAGCTGGGCGCTCGTCGATGTGCAGCAGCTCGAGGTGGCCGTCGCTGACCCGGCAGGCAACCAAGGCTGTGCTGTCGTCGTTGATCGAGCCGTCGAAGCCCAGGGTGACGATGTCGCCCTTCTGCAGGGCCTTCGTCGCGTCCTTGCAGGAGTCGATGTCACGTAGCGGCAGCCAGGTGTCCGACGAGCTCGTTTCGGCGTTGAGGAAGTAGCGCCGGCTGTCGGCCGGATCCGCCTTCAGGCTGTAGAACTCGTCGAGGATCGACGGAATATCGTTCCACTCGATAGCTTCGCCGAAGGCGTCCCTGATGGCCTCGACCAGCTGTTCCTCGTTGGTCAGGTCTGGCGCGTCGCCCCAACGGTGGTCGTAGAGCATCCTGATTCGGCCGCGTTTCTTTTTCTGCGTCCGAATCAATTCCGCCTCGCGGAACGTGGTCTCGGCGACCGAGTCCTCGCCGGGGGCGAACATCGTGGTGGTTTCGATGTACCACGGCTCGCTCGCGGTGCCACGCAATTTGACCAGGTTGCGGGTTACCGTAGTGTGCATTCGCCTAAGCTCGGCGGTATTGTACAGGTGACTTTCGTCAAAAACAACGATATTTCAAACCTTTGCCTGGTCCCCCATCCAGGCCACCTGAACGGGGGACCAGGCAAAGGTTTCCTTACCACCGTCTTTCGCGGCTGAGCTGGCGGTCGACGGCATGACGAACCCGCCGGCAGGCAGGTACACCCGAGTCCGCCCCGGGTCGATGCCGGGCACATGCGAGAGGGGGCAGTCCTCGTCGGTCAGGTTGTAGTAGATCGTGTCGTAGACGTTGCCGGTGTTGTGGGTCGGCACCGCCCGGCGGCCCACCAGGAATAGGTGGTCGTCGGTGTCGATACCGATGCACTTGACCGGGACGGATTCGACCTGCTCCACCAGCGAAACGTGCCGGCGACGCGAGCGCGCGTTGTCGCCCAGCACATCGAGCTTCGCGACCTTGTGCGCCAGGCGCGCCGGCGGCTTGCTGGCACAGGCGACAAAGTGCACACGCCACGCCGTAACCGACTCGCACCATTGTTCCGACCACTTGTAGCCCAGGGTGGTCAGCAGCTCCTCGATGCCGTCTATCAGCCGTCGGTCGGTGTTGGTGAATGTTGCGCGGACCGCGTTGTTCGCCCGAGCGAAACCGCCATCGGAGTCCATCAGCCCTTGCAACAGAGAATGCCGCTGCGCGGCAGAAGCGCGCAGGTAAACGCTGGGCACGTGCTTGTTGCCCAGCAGGCCGGCATTACGCAGGCGCTCGCGCAGAGTCAGCGCGGCAACGCCTTCCGGGCGCTTGCCGCGGCCGGCGTTGGTAATGCGCCGACAGGGCCCGCAGCTCAAGTGGATCGTGTCGGCGCTGTACTCGTGACCGTAAGCGCACAGGCCTTTGCGCCGCCGGATCCGTACCGTGCCGGAGTTACCGGCCGGATTGGAGAAGATCAGCTCTTCGTGATCTGCGAGAAGCGGCTTGAGGAGCACCTCGTACTCATCGCGCAGCCGGTAGTCGAAGGCGATGCTCGCATCGGACTTGCTGCCGTCGCCGAGCCACATCCCCAGCAGATACGGGTCGATCGGCAGGTTGACCTCGGGTGTCTGCCACTCGACGCCGGCTCGGGTGCGGTAGCGCAGCCCGGCGGTGCCGCCCTGACCACCGCCGCGGATATAGTCGCCGGCCAGCTGCTCCGTGGTCACGGTGGCCTGCTCGAACGCAGTGCCTTTGCCGGTGCGCCGTTCCAGGGTCCACAGGTGCGAGCCGGAGCAGACGATGCGTTCTCCGTCGGAGAAGGTGACCGCGTAGCAGTCCAGTCCTTGCATGACTCGGGTCTCGCGAACCACCCGTCGCGGGTAACCCTCAGCGTCGAACACGGTGTCGCCGACGGTCAGCTCGCCGACGGTGGTCCACCCGGCCGGGGTCGGCACCGCCGTGTCGAGCGCGAGGGGCTGTCCTTCTTCGGTGGCCATGATGCGAATCATAGGCACATGAACCGCTTTGCCCATGGGCTCGCCGCGTTCATATGTGTATGAAAATCCCAAACCCCAGGGGTCCTCGTAGACCTCGCCGCCCTCGGCGAAGCCCGCGAACCGGCACGGCCCGAGCGCTTCGAAAAGGGCGAGATATGAAGCCAGTCCGCTTTTGTTGGTGCCCTTCGGGCGGGACAGGAAACAGTGGTCGTAGCAGCGTTTGCCGTCGGGCAGCAGCGCGTAGGCGTCCATGATGAAGCCGGCGTACTCGTCGCCGAGGGCGATCTCCATGCCCTGCACGGCGCCGGGGCCGTGTCGGACGAAGTGTTCGATGAAGGCGATCGCGAGACCGCCGAGCGAGCGCAGTCGATCGTGCCCGGGTGCTCGCACGAGGGTGCGGGGCATAGCGGCTCCCATGCGGGAAAAGGCGAAGGCCCGCTGCCGTGACGGCGTGCGGGTCTTCAGGGTGGGAATGGGTCCGGCTCAGCCGGTCGGGGTCGAGAAGTCCACGTAGAACAACGTCAACTTGATCTGTCCGGCGGTGAATGTCGCCCCGGCGATTCCGCCGACCAGGATCGAGGTGGTCGACAGGTAGTTGCGGGGGTTGACCTCCGTGCCGGCCTGGTGTGCCGGGGTGAACGCGGATCCCGCGGCGGTCAGCACCCGGGCGCAGAACCGCGCGTCGTCGGCAGCCACGCCTACCTTGAAGCCGGTGGCGCCGGTGATCGCCTGAGTGAGGACGCCGGAGACGCCGAGCACCAGCGCGCCGGCGGGGATCGCGTTGGTCCAGGTGACGCTGGTGCCGGTCAGGTTGAGCGTGACCTGCTTGCTGCGGAAGATCGCGCCTGCGCCACCGACGGTGGCGCCGAAGTTCTTCATGAACACGGTGACTGAGTCGTCGACCGTGGTGGCCGAGCTGTTGATCATGGTGACGGACATGGTTCCGCCGGATCGCAGCGCCTTCACGATCGAGTTGGTCAGGGTCAGTTCGCTGGTTACGTTGGAGGCCATGGTCAGGTCCAGCGACGGGGCCATGAACCGGTTGAACGTCAGCCGATCGGCCAGGCCCGGAACCGTGAAGGTGCAGGTGATCGGGCTTGCCACGCCGGTGATGATCGTCAGGTCCTCGAACGTGAGGTCGCTGACGGTGGCGTAGTGGGTGCTGCTGGCCAGCGTGTTGACGTAGATGTCCCCGACGGTGGCGCTCGAGGTGGTCTGCGCCGAGCGGTCGATGACACCGCTGACCCGGATCCGGCGCAGCGTGATCGTCTGTTCCCAGTCGAACGGGTAGGTGGCGCCCGGCACGGTGGTCGCGCCGGAGTTGATCCGGAAGCAGCCCATCCGGTGTGCCACCGTGTCGGTGGCCACCACGTGGACGTCGATGTCCAAATTCTGGAAGGTGGTGCCCGGGTCGACCCGGCTCAGTGAGATACCGCAGGCCATGGCGCTGGTCTGCATGGTGGTCGAGCCCATGTCCCGGACCCGGATCTTGCCGTTCGCGCATCCGCGCGAGGTGCCGGTGCCGGTCTTCGCGTCCGTGATCAGCACCGCGGTGTCGCCGCCGGAGATGCAGTGCGCGAACCGCACATCGGCGTCGATCCCGTCGATGCCGGCCAGGTAGGCGGCCCGGTCGACGTTGGTGGCGTAGACCTTCAACTTGACCGAGCTGGCGTTGTAGAGCGCCACCGGGTAGCCGATGTGGTCGCCCGCAACATCCAGGTCCAGGTTGGCGCAGCCGCCCAGCGCCTCGTTGGCGTAGTCACCGGACTGGACCGCGTACCGGCACCACTGGATGTTGTTCAGCCGGGCCCGCACGCCGGTGGTGCCGGACAGAATCCGCGTGATCACCGCGCCCTTGACGCCGATCGCGGTCGACGGGCTGGTCAGGGTCCGACCCAGGTATCCGCCCAGGCGCACGTCGACGTTCGTGCACCCGGACAGATAGAAGATCGCCGGGAAGGTGCTGCCGGTGTAGAGGACATCGTTGATGATCCGCGCGCCGGACGCGTCGACGACGATGCCGGTCTTGCCGGTCATCGCGAACAGGTTCGTACCCTCGGCCAGGGCGATGGTGTAGTCGCCGGCCGGCAGCAGGAACTTCTGGTAGCCGGCAGTCAGGCCGGCCGCGAAGGCGGCCTGGATCGCCGCGGTCTGATCGGCGCTCGAGCCGGGAACGACACCCTGCTCAGCCAGGTTGAACCATTCGGAGCTGGCCGGGCCGGCGGTCAGCCGGATCGTGCCCGCGGTCCGGGTAATCCGCCCGTACAGGGTCACAATCCCGTCGGGGAACCAGAACGGATCCATCCGGCCGTTACGGTCCAGCGTGACCACCGAGCCGGTGACGGCCGCGCCGACCACGGTGGGGTGAGCCGGGTCGAAGACCCGGATGTCGGCCAGCTGGGTGCCCGCCTGGTCGGTGTACAGGGTGATCCTGCGGTTGGCGAACCCGACGAACTGCGGCGTCCGCGGGTTGAGCAGCTGAATTGTCCGCTGGCTCTCGGCCGGGCCGACTGCGCGCACCATCGATTACGTCCTCTCGCCGCGGCGGATCAGTGGGCCAGTACGGCGAACGTCACGCTGGAGGTCACCGACCACGAGAGCGCGACCATGTTGTCGGCGTCGCGGTACGCGGGGTCGCGCGGCACGACGACGAACGCGTCGGTGCCGTTGGTGACGGTGCGCGTGCGGTCGGCGACGGCCAGATCACCGTCGACCGTGGCCGGGGTGACCATGGTGATGACCACGGACGCCGCGTTGCCGTTCTTGACGTGCAGCACGTTGCCCGGGTAGACCCGGTCACCGCCACCGCTGGCGGCATAGTAGGTGGGCGCCAGCACCGTCTCGGTGAAGTTCTGGGGAGTGCGGTCAGCCATGATCGCTCCTAGGTCAGCCCGCCAGGCGGGCGCGCCGGCTCGGCGCCTTGCTGATGTCCTTGACGTTGTTGCTCGGCGCCGCGGCCGGCGCGCCGGCGCTGACACCGTTGGGGAACTCGTCCGGGAACAGGGCCGGGTCGACGTAGCGGATGCCGAGCTTGCGGCGCTGCTCCATGGTCAAACCCAGCAGCGCCAGGCGCTGGCGTTCCTCCGAGAGCAGGTTCGCCGGCAGCGCGCCGCCGAACAGCTCGCCCCAGATCTGGTTCTTCAGGACCGCGACCTCGATCGCGTAGATCCAGTCGGCTTCGGTCCAGAGCCTGCAGTGCGGCATCTGCCGCACGATCTGCCACCAGGCCACCGTGGTCTCGTACCAGGGCAGGCCGGGGATGTCCGGCAGGTCGCGGTCGCTGCCGGGGCCGGTGTAGGGCGCGTCCGGCACGTCGGTCCATTCGCCGCCGGAGTGGCCGTGCTTGACGACTTTCGGTGCGGGGCCGGTCTTGGCCATGGGTACTCCCGTTTCGGGAAGAGCGAAGGCCCGCTGCCGTGGCGGCTGCGGGCCTTCATCGCGGGTGGGAAACGATCAGGTGAGGATCTTGTTGGAGTTCGCGTCGACGTAGGTGGTGGCCTGGTCGCCGCCGCTCACCGTGCCGTCGAAGATCAGCACTGAGCTGCCGACGCCCTGCGTGCGGCTGATGTTGTTGACCACCACGCCGTTCTTGGTCGCGTTGAACGCGTAGATCGGCCGGGTGATGGTCTTGAAGATGTTGCTGGCGGCGACGAACCCGTCGACGTTGGTCATCACGATGCCGGCGCTGGAACCGCCCTGCGTGATCCGGTTGCCGATGATCTGGCAGTCGGTCGACGCGGTGGCGCTGTTGCCCAGGATGAAACCCTGGGCGTTCGCGGCGTTCGAAATCGTGTTGTCGGTGAAGCCGCACCGCACGGCCTTCGCGATCGACATGCCGCAGTCGCGCATCACATTGCCGCTGACCTTGCATTCGGTCAGCGTCACGGTGGCGGTCGCGGTGCGGACGCCGAAGCTGGACGCCGCGTTGCACTGCAGCATGTTGTTCGAGATGTCGCACTGGTTGATGTTGGCGCCGGCGGCGAAGTCGATCCCCAGTTTGGTGGTGACCCCGGACTCCTCGTCGGTGCCGACCACGTTGCCGACGATCTGGCAGTA